TCGACGGTACGGGGGCTGACAGCGTCATAGACGAGTATAAAAACATACACAAGCCTAATGCACCCAAAGGAACTAAAGTCTTGCTTGAAGTAGGAGATATGCTAGTATATAGTGGTTGTGAACTCGAACATTGGCGAGAGCCTTTTGACGGAAACATTTGCGGCCAAGTATTTCTGCATTATAATCATGTAAATGGCCCATTTGCTGAAAAAAACAAGTTTGATGGAAGACCAATGCTAGGTCTACCTTCATTTGTAAAATAGTATTATAATGGAGTCATATGCTACAAAAAATAGGTTTTGCACCTGGAATCAATAAACAAGTTACAGCTACTGGAGCAGAATCACAGTGGATAGACTGTGATAATGTTAGATTTAGATATGGCACACCTGAAAAGATAGGTGGTTGGAAACAACTTGGTGATGATAAACTAACTGGTGCAGGTAGAGGTCTTCATCATTTCGTAAATAGCAAAGCTAGAAAGTATGCAATCATTGGAACAAACAGAATTTTATATGCGTACTCAGGTGGTGTGTTCTATGACATACATCCTATTAAATCTACAACAACGCTTACAAGTGCATTTACCACGACCAACGGATCAGCAGTTGTTACAATAACTTTTAGTGGCTCTCATAGTATTAATGAAAACGATATAGTATTATTAGATAATTTTTCATCTATAACTAATTCTGATTTTGCAGCAGCAGATTTTAATGATAAAAAATTTATGGTAACTAGTGTGCCATCAAGCACAACCATTACAATTACAATGCCATCAAACGAATCAGGATCAGGTGCTACAACATCTGGTGGTATTAGAGTGCAACATTATTATCCTGTTGGACCAGCTGTGCAAGCAAAAGGTTTTGGTTGGTCGTTAGGATCTTGGGGTGGAGAAGTTGCAGGGGAACCTACAACAACATTAACAAACGGTATTAATGATACTGTTACCACAGGAATTATATTAGGTGACGTATCACAATTTCCAGATAGTGGTACAAACTTTATAAAAATAGATAACGAAGAAATA